ATGACGAAGCTACTATTGCTGACTGGCCAGCGCCGCAACGAGGTTGCGCATGCCGAGCGGAAAGAGTTCAACCTTGCCGGCAATGACCAGGAATGGGTCGTGCCGTCCACACGGGCCAAGAACAAGAAGGAACACTACGTCCCCCTCGCCGGCTTCGCTATTGAGGTCATCAATGGCATCCCTCGCGTGTCGAAGGACGGCGAGGTAAAGACCGACGCCAAGGAACGAGAGCTGTCTGGCTTACTGCTTACCACCAATGGCCAGACGCCCGTCAGTGGCTTTTCCAAGGGTAAGGCAGCAATCGACAAGGAAATGCTCAAGGTAGCCCGGAAGGAAGCACAGGAGCGCGGCGGCGAGGTCGAGGACGTTTCCCTAGATCCGTGGACGCTTCACGACTTGCGTCGAACAGCAGCAAGCGGCATGGCGCGCCTTGGGCACCCTGTGCACGTCGTGGAGGCGGCACTGAATCACCAGTCAGGCACCATCCGCGGCGTAGCCAAGACGTACAACCGGCATACCTACGCCGAAGAAAAGCGTGCGGCTCTAACAGAGTGGACGTATCTGGTTAAGCGCATCGTTGAGGTATCCAAGGAAGCCTCTTAGGCTCGCCAAAATCGTCACGGTGACGAATTTGGCGTCACTCTCCGTCACGTAACGTTACTGTAACGCGCATTACGCGTTACATGGCATTGCGGGCCTGGGTGCAAGTCGCCCGGTTGGCGACTTTCCCCGTCGGCGAGTTGGCGAACTTCTCAGATCTATGCTGCGTTCGGAAACGGAACATCTATTCTAAGCGGAGCGCCAAGTGCTCTGAACGCATCCTCAATGGCATCCAGCTTAGTTTGATGATCGAGCCGAAACAGACGGTCTATCTGTTCACGGTGAGGCCATCCTAAAGCTCGCTGCAGATCAGCTCTGGTCCATCCTTTTTCACGCATTATCATATAGATAGCAGACTTCAGATACACCATCATGGGGACTTCGATTAATTGACCATTGTCAGCATCCAGCAGCGGGTGCGGGATATCCTCACCGTCGGCAATCCGACCCGCGATAGCTTCCTCGATTGCGTTCCGTCCATTTAGGCGCGCCTCCTCCTGCGTCGCCCCGTACGTAACAAGCTCGGGGAAATCGTCGGACGTTACCAGCCACACATCGCCATCCGGCTGTATTGCCAGTTTGTACCACGCCATCTATCTATCCTCTCTTATTTTAGGCCGAGGTCTTTTTTGATCTTTGCGACCAGTTTTGGCCCAAGCTCTTTCGCGCCACCGTGCATAGGCAACTGCGATTTATTTTCACCGAGGTATACAGTAAGGTGACCACTACCTCCGCGGTGAGTTTCAAAGCGGCAACCTTGCTTGGCAAGGTATCGTTTCATCTCGCTTGCATTCATCTATATAAACTAGTCAACACAAGTGTGGAAGTCAACACAAGTGTTGAGTGCCCCCTATGCCATTGATTTATATGCATTTCAAAATGGATTTCACGCCTCTGAGCTTCTATAAGCTGGTGTATTACGTTCATATCAAGTTGATATCAACGAAACGTAACGTACCTCATCCTCGACCTAAAACGGGATATCGTCATCACTGAGCGGCTTAGTCTTCTCGACCACCCGCTTTGGCTGCGGCCATGCCGGCGGCTCTATCCTGGCTGCAGATAGTGCCTGCTGCATCGCCTCGCCGGCCGCAAAGTAATTGCTCTGCCGGCTCTCGTCGTGGATCCGGATAAATTCGTCGACGCGCGGCCACAACGTATCGACGTAGTAGTTGAGCGGATACTTGTAGTTCTCATCTGAATAGAAGAAGGGCCAGTGCTCACGCGCGAACACCAGGCGCCGTTCTTCGTCATAGGTTGGATACGTCTCGGGGACTGCCGCGATATTCAAAGCGCGCACCCCTTCGGATACATCCCATAGGTCGTGCCAGGTAATCGGATCCTCATACTCCCGAGGAATCGGGCTTTGAGACGCGGCCGACACTATAGCCCGCTCCACGACTGTCGTAATCGTCTGCCCCTTTAAGCGCGACAAATATTCCAGAATGAACCTTGTCTTTGGGTCGAGGCGGATCGAGAGCGTCTCGGTCTTTTTGTTCGGTTCGCGCGCCATGAGATTCCCCCGCTGTTGATATCCTCATAATTTCCTTGGGAGAACATGACAAGGGCTTTTCCATTACTTGAATGCTTATGTACGATCGTGTATTGATTAATCGACACAATGAGGTCGTCGACGAACACGAAAGAAAGGAGAACAAACTTTATGGGTGAAGGCGTAAAATATTTGACCGGGACGCAGGTCGCAGATCGGTATCACATCACGGATGTGACCTTATGGAGATGGCTAAAAGACGATGGGCTTTGCTTTCCGCAGCCCATGCGGATCAACAGGCGCCGGTTCTTCCGTGAGGATGAATTGGTTGAATGGGAGCGTACGCGCTCATCGGTGTCGGCATGACGGACACCACAAACGAAAGAAGCTGCCGCGGAAATGTCTTGGCGGACCCCACAGCAGCTTCTGAATCGAGAAAACCCAACGAGTGGGCAACTCCCCTTGCGTGCCACTCCAGAGACGAGGCCTCCGTATGACACCAGCAAAGCATGAACCATATACGCTGCGCGTTCAAGTCCTGAGCAACGGCCAACCACACGGCGACCCCATCACGGTTACCGGAAGGTTGGCATGGGCCTTGGAAAACCTCATCAAAGCCGGCTCGGATGGCTGCACGCCGGTCAGCCATCCCGCCATGCGTTGGGCAAGCTACGTTCACAAGTTACGCGGCGCTGGCTTTGCGATTGAGACCCAGCACGAATCGCACGGTGGTCCCTTCCCAGGAGCACACGCACGATATGTGGCCAGAACCGAGCTTCAGATCCTGCCCAACAAGCAGGTGCATGCATGATAGCGGCGCCGGTGAACACCTCTTCCCCCCCCCACATCGGGGGAACCTTCCACGCTCGTGTTGGAAGCCGCCGAATGGCTCGCTTCACAGCCCGAGGCCCCGAAAAACACAGTCAACGTCCTGCGCCAGCGCTTCAACCTATCGGCCCTCGGCGCCTGCAATGCGTGCCGGATTGCCACCGAGCTGCGCTCGAAGTCTGGAGGCCGCCATTGACGGAATATGTCACCCCGGACGGCGAAGTCCTCGAGATAGGAAGCAGGACGCCATACCAGATCGCGTGCAGCGAGCTCGTGGCCTTCAAAATGCGCACGATGGAAACGGTAGCCGCAGATCCGCGGCTGCGCGTCGCCAACTGTACAGAGGCGATGATTGCTTACCTGTCGTTCGTAGTCGTCGACAAGCGGACCCTCAAGCCTACCGCCGTATATGCGTCGTCCAACAAGCTCATGGCGCGCGGTAGGATGAAGTCCAAGACAACAGCGAAAGAGGCGCGGAAACTGCTGGTGAAGTGCGGCTATCTACGCAAGGCAGGTGAGACCAAGAGTGGCTGCACGAAGTACTTTGTCGAGAACCCGAATGTCGAGCGCGTCAAGCTTCATGTCCGGGATGCTGAAGAGCACTTCGCCGAGCTTGATGCAGCTCGAAAGCGAGAAGACAGGCGCAAGAAAAATGTCGCCGCAGTGAAAGGGGTAACAAACGACGACCCCCCTGAAATTGGGCGGGGGGTCGCGGATTGGTACGACGGGGGGCTAAACGGCGACCCCAAATACCATAGAGGAAACCTTAGAGGTTATATCTCTGAAGAGGGTGAGACCTTTCTAAGGGGGAACGACTACGCAACGATGAAGTCCGATGCTGATGATGAAGAGCCCTTTCCCATCCCCGAGACCGATGAAGAGGCCGAAAGCATGCTGGCCGACGTGATAGCCGGATGCGAACAGGGGATACAGCCCGCAATTCGGACAATGATGCTCGGCTGGATCAAGAAGGGCACCATGACGCGCGCCCGTGCGCGGCGGATGCTTGTCTCGGCGGAAGAGGAGAACGCAGCATGAGCGATACCTGCCGCATAATCGTGTTCCCTCTGGCAAAACGCGTCGGAAAAATTCGTCGGTTCGCCGCTGTGTTCTCCGAAATGAACCCGCGCGCCGCGGTCGGCTACTGGAACAAGAACCTCAACCATATGATCGAGCGGATGCAGACCCTGGGGATGACAGGGGCCGAAATCGATCGTCAGATCGTGGCCTTTATGTCCGCGGTACAGCGCGCCATCGATGAGAATGGAAAGGGCGCGGCATGACAGCGGTCAATCGCAACGGCCAATGGTTTGTCAGCCACGACGGGCTAGATATCGCCGGCCCCTTCCCCGATAGTTCGGCAGCGTGGCGCTGGATCGATCGACAATCCGGTGACCCGGTGAGCCCTGCCGAGAAGCGGGCGGAATTCGGGTTTTCCCAATATGCGAAAGGAGCAGGCCTATGACCCTCGTTTGCGAGGAAGATTTGGGCGGCTGCCCGAAGTGCGGCGGAAGCATAGTTCTCAGCGACGGCCCTCAGCACTGGGGCCACTGCTGGGACCACAAGACCAAATGGTACATCGGTCGCAATCTCTTCTCGGTCTGGGGTGACCTGTCGGAAGAGCAGCATCAGGACGTCCGCGAACTCTTGTCAGCATGCCAGGAGGTGGAGCCTCTCAGCCTGAACGAGCCTATCCCGGGCGCGGCGGAAGCTGCAGCGCTCGCGGCCGATGTTCTCCGCAAGGCGACTGGAGGTGCGGTATGATCCAGGCTGCAAACACCCTCGACGCCATCCGTGTCCATCTTGGCGGCGTCTACCTGCCGGTGTTCGATGAGCGCCCGTCCGACGAAGTAATCGAGGCGTTCAAGGAGCACCTGAAGGCGACCAGCCGGCCCGAGGATTTCGAATTCATATCGACGGCGCAGCCAACGACCATTGAGGGTTTGACGTTCCTGACGGGCGAGATGGACGTCGATCTTACCAAGCGCGACGACAGGGAGTTGGTCCCTTGCGCCATCTGCCGGCCGAACCGTCCGAAGTTCGCAACTGGGCGCCTGGTCTGGATACCGGAAATGCGGGCGAGCTACTTCGTCGGCCACGGTTGCTGCAAGCGGCACATGGGCGCCGAGTACACCGTGGCGGTCAAGCGCTACTCCCAGGAAGTCGAGGCCCGCGGCATCATTGCCAAATGGCCCGGGATGGTAGCCAACGTACCGGCCTGGCGGCAGTTCGTCACTGACCTGATGCCCACCGCGCGCGCCGTCGAGAGCGCCAAGAAGGCCATGGCGGCGGACGTTCCAGGGTTCATCAGGACCATGGACGTCGAATTCCTGACCCGCGGCGGCAAGGTCGAGCAAAAGCAGGATAGCGGCCTGAAGGACGACAAGGGCAAGCGCATCATCGAGACGGTGCACCTTGGCACCATGGTGGGCCGGGATTTCCTGGATAACTATCAGCCCGCGGCAACCTTGCGAGACGTGCTGAAGGTTCTCGACGATCTGGAAAAGCCCCTGCCCGCCTGGGTGCCCGGCGCAGATCCGGAAATTACACGTGAGGTCATCGCCCGCGGTCGTGCGGCGATGCCGACCCTGAAGCACATGCGGGAGGCCCGCGCCCACGTCGAGGACGCGCGCCTGTTTCTACACACCAACAACCTCGCGATGGTCCAGAAATGGGGAAACCTCGACAGCTCCCCGTTTGTGACCCTCGAGTTCCGGCGAAACGCCTCATGGGTGTTCCTTCGAGCGGATTCATGGGCCGGAAGCGAGAAGGCATATTTCGCGATATCCGTCGAAGACATGTTCCGGGCGCTCCCAACGCTTCCGGCATCGTTCTTCGACGCATCCCCGGCAAGTGCATCCTCCCAGCACAAGGAACATGACCATGCTTAAGACCCATGCAAAAGCAGCCGTCGCGACCATCGGCATCATCGTCGCAATCTTCCTCGTCGTGTACGGCGCGGTGAAAGCCCTGGAATTTTTCACCATCCCTCCGCTGCTGGCGGTGATGGGCCTGACCTTCGTCTGCAGCGCGATATGCCTCTACGGACTCTGCCTGCAGGGCCTCAGGCTGCGCGACAGCAACGCAAAGCGGGGTGCGAAGTGAAGAAACCCGGCTGGAAGAAATACAAGGCGGCGTCCGATCTTTTTGGGCGCCCACCAGAGCCGAAGATCTATCCGCACATGGTGGACCCGACGCAGTACGGGCGTGGCCTGCAGATCTTCTGCGACGGCGCTGCGGAGCCAAATCCGGGCGTCGGTGGATGGGGCGTGGCCGTCTATCTCGACGGTGTGGAGATCCATTCCGAGCATGGCGGGTTCGCCTACACGACGAACAATATTGCAGAGCTGACGGGACTCATCATGGCCATACGCTGGGCCAAGGTTGACGGCCGGCCGGCTACGATCCAGTGCGACAGCCAGTATTGCGTCAACGGTGCCAACCAGTGGCGCCACGGATGGAAAGCCCGAGGCTGGAAACGCGGTGGGCCAAACAGCCGGCCGGAGAACTCCGAAATCAAGAACCTGGATTTGTGGCAGGCGATCGACGCCGAGCTTACGGGCGCCAAGGGCATCACCATCCAATGGTGCAAGGGCCATGCCGGCATTGTCGGCAACGAGCGCGCCGACGAGCTGTCCAACATCGGGATGCGTGACATATCCGGTAATTCAAGAACCGATACCGCGCTTTCCCCTGCTTTTGGCGAGGAAACTGGTGATTATCTCACCGATCAATGCCGGGAAATAATGCGGTAATAGTGCAATTGTCTCAAAGGCTTGGTATAGTTCACGAAGCAGCGCAACGACCGAGGAAAACGAATGGCGTGGTTCGTAATCAAGGCTAAGGCAGGGCGTCAGTTCAAGGCGGTGGACGAGTTCGAGCAGGCGCAAATCAACGCCTACTGCCCCACGATGAGGAAGGAAGTCCGGCACCATCAGTCAAAGAAATGGATCGAGAAGCGGTTTCCGCTGTTCACGGGGTATTTCTTCGGCGACCTGCTCCACGAGGATTTCGATCGCGTCCATACCATGAAGCATGTCAGCTCGATCCTCTACGATACCCGGCCGGACGGTTCCCTGGTGTCCATCCCGGCGATGGAAATCAAAGCCTGGCGTGACGCCCAGGAGCGCGGTGAATTCGATGTCTTGCGTCCGCCACCAGTCGCGACACTCTCTCCCGGCTATCGGTTCAAGATCAACGAGGGTCCCCTCGCCGGCCACTATGGAAGTGTCACCAGCATGGCCGGGAAGCGTGCTGTCAAAGCCATCATCGAGGCCATCTCAAATCGCGAAGTCGAAATCCGGATCGGCTCCATTCAGCCGGTCGCGGCATAGTCCCGGAATTCCACAGGGCGGCAGATTTGCCGCTCTTGTCTTTTGGATATGACTACAGTAGTTTCTGCGTATCGCGATTTGCGGCCTGATTTGCAGTTGGGGGCCATTGAGTCACCCACGGGGCCATCGGAAGCTTCGCACTTCCGGCCTTGGCGGCATATTGCCGAAATTCCCACAAGAACTTCCGGTCATGGCCTAGCTGTGATTTCCGAACCATCTCGTCCCGAATGGTGGAATAATCGGGGCAACAAATCCGCCGCATAGCGGCAAACATATCGCTCGGGAGCACGTAAGTGTGTGAGGCTTCGGCCTCCCCGGCGTCCTTCCCGAGCCAATCCAAGGCACACACAGCCCCGCTCCGGCGGGGTTTCTGATTCCGAATGTTTCGGATAGGCGGCTGCGGCCGTCGCTTTCAGCAGAGGAACTACACATGAAAATCGAATACCGCATCAAGCCGGTAACCCGGTATATCGTCACGCGCTATGAAGAGAGTGAGAACGGAGCGGCCGCCACATCCATTGGGGGCGAGTACGACAATGCCGATATTGCTTATGAGGTTGGCTACGCTGTCTGCAAGGTCGAGCACGACAAGCTTGGGTGGCCAACTGGCGATGATCGCCTGCTGTATCCCCAGAAGTTCGACACTAACTATTTGCTGAACCAATTGAACCAAGCACAGGCGCCCAACAGGGTGCTTGGCTATGCCTAAAGGCCACATGTCAGACTGCTCTCTCCACATAGCCCCTGCAATGCGTCCCAAGTGGTGCGACTGCGGCGGACACGAGCACAAGCCCACGTTCCTAAGCAATCTAAAGGATTGGGCTCACTGCAATTACGGGTATTTCAAGGGCAAGATCGTCTAGTTGGTGAAGTGCTATCGCGGGGTTTAGCAGCGCGAGGAAGGGTACTAGCTTCCTCGCGCCCAGTCATTTCTGCCCCTTCTTCTCATCTTGGCCGAGAACGGAGGCAGCTAACCGTTCGGCATCGCCCTGTGTTGCTTTCTTTCTCCCGCTAAGAATGTCGGACGCGAGAGTAGAAAGCCCTGGGCTTGATTGCTTCTTGGGGCCAGCTTTCGTCGCGGGCGTGGAAGCAGGTTTTGCTGGTGGCTTAGCGGTCGGATTTTTCGACGCTGGCTTTGATGGTGGTTTGCTGGGTGTCTTGGCCATTTTCCCCTTCCTCTGGTTGCGGGACCGATTGACGCACGCACTCGGCAAATAGTCGAGTCCAAGGGAAGACAAGTCACATGAATTTCACCAACGAGATCGATCGCAGCCGCGCCGCCGGCTACCTGCTCCGCATCCTCAAAGAGATGGCATAAGCCGTGGGCGCTCCGAAAGGTAACCAGTTCTGGAAGGCACGCAGCAGCCACGGACGCAACCCGATCTTCAAGAATCCGGACGATCTATGGACCGCTGCCGTCGAGTATTTCGAATGGGTCCACGACAATCCGCTGTGGGAAGACAAGCTGACGTCCTACCAGGGTGTGAACATCCACGAGCCCGTCGCCAAGATGCGCGCCATGACCCTCGGTGGGCTCTGCATCTTCCTCGATATCGATCGCAGCACATGGGACGAGTACCGCAACAAGAAAGATTTTTCCCTAATCGCCACGCGAGTTGAGGAAGTCATCCGCACTCAGAAGTTTGAAGGCGCCGCCGCGGATCTGCTGAACCCGAACATCATAGCCCGCGATATCGGGTTGCGTGACAAGGTGGACATGGAGCACGGCGTCTCATCTGAAGTGTCGGAACTGCTGGAAGCCATCAATGGCAAATCGCGCGGCCTTCCAGGCAGCAGTTGACCAGTTCTCCGATTGGCGATGGAGGCTGAACAACCTCTATTACATCGTCGACAAGGACGGCCACCGCACGCGTTTCGCGATGAACTGGGCTCAGGAAAGCCTGTTCGACGAAATGCACTACATGAACGCCATCCTGAAGGCTCGCCAGCTCGGGTTCACGACGTTCCTGCAGCTCTTCATGCTCGACGCCTGCGTGTTCAACAAGGATATCCGCGCCGGCACGATTGCACACACGCTCGGCGACGCTCAGGTGATTTTCCGGGACAAGGTCAAGTATCCCTATGACAACCTGCCTGACGCCCTGAAGAACGCCGTGTCGGTTCTGAACAGCAATGCCAGCGAACTGATGCTGTCGAACAATTCGAGCATCCGCGTTGGAACGTCGCTTCGATCGGGAACGCTCCAATACCTGCATATCTCCGAGTACGGGAAGATTTGCGCCAAGTATCCCGAGAAGGCACGGGAAATCAGGACGGGCGCGCTCAACACCGTACAGGCCGGCCAGTTGGTGTTCGTCGAGAGCACAGCCGAAGGGCAAGAGGGGCATTTCTTCGATATCTGCTCCATGGCCCAGGTGAAGAAGCGCCAACGGGCGGAGCTGTCGAGCCTGGATTTCAAGTTCCATTTTTATCCGTGGTGGAAGTGCCCGGAGTACCGGCTTGAGCCTAGAACTGTCGTCATCGACGAGACATGGGCCAAGTACTTCGCGAAGCTCGACGAGTTGGGCATCGCCTTGGATCCGGAGCAGAAGGCCTGGTACGTCAAGAAGGCAGAGACGCAGCTCGGAGACATGAAGAGGGAATATCCCTCCACACCCGAGGAAGCATTCGAAGCCGCGGTTGAGGGCGCCTATTACGCCGAGCAGATGGCGAAGGTGGACGCCGAGGAACGCATAGGGCTCTTCCCGCACGTTCCGGGCTATCCGGTCCATACCATTTCGGACATCGGCATGGACGACGTAAACAGTGTCGTTCTCTTCCAGGTGCTTCCGGAACGTGTCCGCGTGATGGGCTATTTCGAGCACAGCGACACCGGCATGGACGGAATGCTCGACGAGCTCGACCGGCGCCGAAAGGCCAACGGCTACGTCTACGGCGTTCACTACATGCCGCATGACATCAAGGTCCGTGAATGGACGCGCGGCGGCATGACCCGGATCGAGGTCATGCTGAAGGAGGTCGCAGCCCGGGACATGGGCACCGTGCAGAAGGTCGAGCGGGCCTATGTCCATGACCGCATCAACGGGACGCGCAAGATACTGGCCAAGGTCGAGCTCGACGAGGCAGCCACAACGCAGCTCGTCAAGTGCCTGAGGAACTACCGCAGGGAATGGGACGAAAGCCTGGGTGTGTGGCGCGACCAGCCCCTGCACAACTGGGCATCGCACGGCGCAGACGCGTTCGGTGGCCTCGCCATCATCTTCACGGGACTCGCTCCAGAGCCCCTGCCCGAGAAAACGAAAACACTCGCAGTAGGTCCCGAAAACGCGGTGACGCTCAACGACCTTTGGGAATTTCAGGATTCCCATGTCGGGTTTGAAAGGATTTGACCATGCAGAATGGCTTTGCACCCGGGCCGTCCGGAACGATTGCTGTTACCGACACGAGCGACAATCTTGGGCTCCCGACCACGGGCAACAACGTGTATGTGGCCAATGTCGGTGACGTGGAATGCTTCATCGCGTTCGGTGGGTCTGACGTCGAAGCGGTTGCCGCCGGCGATACGACAGGAATTCTCGGCAGTATGTCCATCCCTTCCGGCTTCACAGCCTCCCTCTCCATGGGCAGCAACACGCACATTGCGGCTGTGACGGCCGATGGCGCGACGACGCTTCGTGTCACGCGCGGTGACGGTCAGTAATGGCGGAAGCTATGGCGCCGCAGCTCATGAGCGAGATGCAGGTATGGTCGCGCTGGAACGAAGAGATATCTTCGGCGCAGAAGGACCCGAAGTATGTCGCATGGCTGCAGTCATCGGAACTCATTCTGAAGCGCTACCGCGACGAGCGGAAGAACGCGTTCGACAAGCGCAAGCGCAAGCTGAATATCCTGTGGTCGAACGTCCAGACGCTGAAGCCAGCGGTTTACAGCCAGACGCCGAAGCCGGTGGTCGAGCGTCGTTTTCTCGATCGTGACCCGGCTGCCGCGCTGGCGAGCACTATCCTGGAACGCTGCCTTAGCGTTCAGATGGAAAACGGCTACTTCGACACGTCCGTTAACCGGGCGGTTATGGATTACCTGCTTCCGGGCGCCGGTTTCCTCTGGCTTCGTTATGAACCGAAGATTGAATCCGATCTCGTTGCCGACGAGAACGCCCAGGTAGAGGCGCAGGAGCGCACCGCGGAGGACGTCGAGGAGTATGGCGACGGGACGCCTTACGAGCGCCTCGCCTATGAGCGCGTCTGTGTCGATTACGTGTACTACAAGGATTACCTGTGGGGCTCTGCGCGCTTCTGGAACGAGGTTCCGTGGGTGTCTCGCCGGTCCTGGCTGACTACCTCGGAAATCGCCGAGAAGTTCTATGGCGGCGACATGGAACTGGCGAAGAAGATTTCGCTCGACTACACGCCTGACAAGACGAAGGACGCCAGCAACGACAACAACGGCGACAATTCGAGCTATTCGAAGAAGGCGGAAATCTGGGAAATCTGGAACAAGGCCGATCAGACGGTCTATTTCATTGCTCCCGGTACTCCTGGCATCGTCCTGAAGACGGAAAAGAGCCCGGTTCTGAAGCTGGAAGGTTTCTGGCCTACGCCTGCCCCGATATTCGCCACGCAGACGAACGATACCGTTGTGCCGGTGCCTGACTATATCGAGTATCAGGACCAGGCCGGCGAACTCGATGACCTGACCGGGCGCATTGCCGCCCTTACAACCGCTCTGCGCGTCAACGGCGTTTATGATTCCTCCGTGCCGGAACTGGCCCGACTGCTGCAGGAGGGACAGGACAACCGCCTGATACCGGTGGCGCAGTGGAACCAGTTCGCCGAGAAGGGCGGCGTTCCCGGTGCAATCAGCCTCGTGCCGATCAAGGAAATCGCCGACGTTCTTATCGGTCTCTACAGTGCGCGCGCCCAGGTCAAGAACGACCTCTATGAAGTGACGGGCATGTCGGACATCGTCCGTGGCCAGTCCGAGGGCGGCAAGAAGACGGCAACAGAGCAGCGCATCAAGGGCCAGTTCGCTTCGTTGCGCCTTAGCGACCGCCAGAAGGACGTCGCACGCCTGTGTCGCGATACCATCTGCATCATGGCGGAAATCATCTCGGAAATGTTCTCCGACGAAATCCTGCTGGAAATGTCCGGTGTTGGCCTGATGATCGAGGACGACGTCAGGAAGGCCGTTGAAGACGTCCCGCAGCCGCCTCCCCCACCGCAGGACGGCAGCATGACGCCGCAGAAGATGCAGATGGTCCAGCAGCAGGCCATGGCGGCTTACCAGCAGGCACAGGCTCAGGTGGCGCAGCAGAAGCGTGCCGAGTGGATGGAGAAGTTCTCCAAGGCCGTGCAGATCCTGCGCTCGGACAAGCTGCGTGGCTTCCGGGTGGATATCGAGACGGACTCGACGATTGCCGCGGACGAACAGGCCGATAAGCAGGCAGCGACGGAATTGGTGGCATCCACCATCCAGGGCTTGCAGAACGCGGGCCCGGTCATCGTCCAGGCGCCCGAGCTTATGCAGCCGATTGGCGAAATGCTGATGTTTGCATTCCGTCGCTATCGTGTCGGCCGGACCCTGGAGTCAACGCTCGAGCAGGCTCTGGACAAGATCCAGCAGCGTATCGATGCGCAGAAGAACCAGCCGCCACCGCCGACGCCGGAGCAGATCAAGGCCCAGGCAGAGGCTGCCAAGCAGCAGGCCGAGTCCGAGCGGGCCACGCAGAAGCACGGCATGGAAATGGAAGCCAAACAGGCAGATTTCGCTCTTCAGAAGCAGAAGAACGATATCGAGATTGCCCGCATGCGCGAGGAATTGGCAATCGACCAGCAGCGCCTTCAGATCGAGCGCGAGAAGCTGGAAATCGAGCGCGAGCGCAACGCCATGAAGGCTGCATCCATGGCTGCCTCAGTCGTGCCGCAGGGCAACGGCGCAATCCTCTAACCCCTCCCGTCAACCTTGGAAGCTGCAACACCCTCGCGGGTGAAGGCGAACCCATAGGAGAAAACATGATCAACGCGCACGGTTATCACGAAGGTAGTTGGGGGAGTCTCGCCCAGTGGCAGACGCTGCACCCGAACTTCCCGCCCAAGACCACGTGGACCGGGAAGCTGTACAGCGGCTTCGACACTCTGCATTGGCATCCTTATGAGGATCTGCCGCGCCTTCCGTGGGAGCAGCGGTTCAAGTCGTTCTCGGATCGTCTGGAACGCGCGAAGGCTCGGAGGGCGCAGTCGTGAGCGGACGTCCCGTAAAGCCGATGAACAACGCCCAAAAGGCAGCAACGAACCTGCAGACGGCCGAATGCAAGGTCTGCTCGACGAAACTCACCGGCCGGCACTATCTCCTCGTGGACAGCAGTGGCGCGCCGTCGGTTCCCCTTTGCTCCCTTGAGTGCCTCGGCTCCTGGTCGGGGGCGCAGCAATGAGCGCTCTCGAAGCCCTTGCAGAGTCCTATTGGAACGCCTTTCGAAGGGGTTTCGGTCGCGTTGGTGGTGACATCAAGGCATATCCGACATGGAAGGCCGGCCACGATCCGAACACGCTGGCTGTTCAGCAGGAGACATTGCGCTGCCTTAGGCACGCAGCAGAGGCCCTCAAGCCATATTGGGGCAAGCCGTTCGAGGAAGTCTTTCCCGAGCCTCCCGAAGAGCGCCGACTGCCTCGCACGAAGAATGACGACGCAATGGCGGGGAAGCTGAAATGAGACAACGCCTTTGCCGCGTCTGCCGCTGCTGGCACGACACCGACCAGCCATGGCCACATAACTGCATCGGACATTTCGGGGAACGCGGTCCCAGATCCGACGCTATCCCGCTCCCGCAGCTCATCCGTGATGGAATGGACCCGCTCCTGCACCATGGCAACGGCCTCTACTACGACAGCAAGTCGAGTTTCCGCCGCGCCACGAAGGAAGGCGGATGGGTCGAGGTAGGCAACGAGAAGCAGACAGATACCCGGTGGGTTGACCCTGTCACGGCCGATGACGTTGGTCAGGCCATCAACATGGTGAACCAGGGCTACAAACCCGAAATCCACGGTACGGCCTCCGAAGGCTGGAGCGACGGCGCCTGACGGGCGCAAGCAGCATCTCCTCAACACAAGGACAGCACTCATGAGCGAAGCGCTAGCAAACGCCGCGCCGGCAACGGATTCGGCAAGCGACAGCGTCATCAACGACAGCCCCGAAGCAGACGTAAGGGCAGCGATTGCCTCCCTGCAGGGCGCCAATTCAGGAACAGCCGGCGCCGATGATGGCTCGGACGCCGCAAGGGCGGATCGAGCACGCAACGAGCGAGGCCAGTTCACAAGGGCAGACGACACGGTAACCACCGGCGCCGTCGCCAAACCAGTTTCCGACGCAGACCCGGGTACGGACAAGCCAATTCAGCAGCCATCAACCGCTGCTGTCGAGCCTCCCAAGACCTGGTCGGCCGATGCAAAAGCCGAGTTCGCCACGCTCTCTCCCGCCGTTCAACAGGCGGTCCTCAAGAGAGAACGTGAAATGGACGAAGGCGGTCACCGGTGGTCCGAAGAGAAGAGACGCTACGAGGAAACTCTGGCCCCAATCCGTGCGGCTTCGCAACGGAACGGCGTTGACGAACGGGAAGGCCTCAACCGCCTTGTCGCAGCCAACGACTTTCTGGAGCGCTCCCCGGCGGAAGCTATCCAGTGGCTGGCGAAAGCCTATGGCGTCGATCTCGGCAATCTGAATGCACAGCCCCAGGCGCAGCAGCATGCTGACCCGGCGCTCTCGCATCTATGGAGTGAAGTTTCTTCGCTGAAGTCGAACCTTGCGGATCGACAGAGGCGGGAAGAAGAAGCCGCACAACGCGACACCGTGTCGGAAATCGAAAAGTTCGCTGCCGCTCCCGGCCATGAGCATTTCGAGGAACTCAAGGTGATGATGGGCAAGCTCATCGTTGCTGGCGAGGCAGCCGACATGCAGGACGCCTACGACAAGGCAGCCTGGGCCACCCCATCCGTACGCGCAAAGCTGATCGCGTCTCAAACCGCAGCAGCAGACGCCAACCGGAACAGACAAGCCAACGTCGACAAGGCGCGGCGCGGTGCAATCTCGGTCAGCGGTTCCCCCGCTGCCGGCGCGAGCCCTTCCCCCAAGAAGGATTACGACACCCCCCTGGATGCGGTCAGAGCGGCGGTACAGCAGCATATGGGCTGACGCCTTCCCCCTGAAAAATTGAGGAACACACAATGCCCACTCTTCCGATTGGCGACATTGTTGCGACCACGATCGAGAACCGTTCTCGAAAGGCCGCGGACAACGTCACGCGAAACAACGGCCTGCTGAACAGGCTGCAAAAGCGAGGCTCCATCGAAATGGTCGATGGCGGCTCGAAAATCATGCAGGAACTGGAATACGCCCAGAACCAGACGGCGATGTGGTATTCCGGCTATGAAAACCTGAACATCACCCCGAGCCAGATCCTGACCGCGGCAGAATATGCCATCCGTCAGGCTGCTGTCGCGGTCACCTTCTCGGGCCTGGAAGAACTGCAGAACGACGGCGAAGAGCGCATGATTAACCTCATCGCCAAGCGCGTCGGTAATGCTGAAACCACCCTCCAGTCCCTGATTTCCAACGGCATCTATTCGGACGGTACCCAGCCGAAGGAAATCAACGGTCTCCAGCAGCTTGTCGCTGCCACCCCGACCAACTCGGTCGGCGGCATCGACGGCAACACCTGGGATTTCTGGCGCAACATCACCTTCGGTGCAGTGACCGATGGTGGGGCGGCGGTTACCGCTGCCAACATCGTTCGGTACATGGATTCCATCTATGTGCAGCTCGTGCGTGGCGCCGATCGTCCGGACATCGTTGTCGGCGACAACAACATGTGGCGTCTCTACAACGAGTCCCTGCAGCCCCTGCAGCGCATCTCAGACCCGGATACTGCTTCGGCAGGTTTCCGGAACCTCATGTATCAGGACGCCCCCGTCATCCTCGACGGTGGTTTCCAGGGTTACGCGTCCGACCCGGTCCCCCCGGGTGGAGCACCGCAGGGCTACATGTACTTCCTCAACTCGAAGTACGTGAAGTACCGGCCGCATCCGAAGCGCAACTTCACCGCCATCAACCCAGACCGTTTCTCTATCAACCAGGATGCGACCGTTCGCCTGGTTGGCTGGGCCGGCAACCTCACGATCAGCAACCGCCGTCTTAACGGCGTGCTGCATCCGAACTGAGTGGAAGGAGAAGCACCATGGCTTTCAACACTCTCTATGGCTCGGGCGTCAACTTCTCGGCCATCTTCACCCCGCCGTCTGCCGGTGAGTACAATTACCCGTCCGAGCCTGATTTCGCCCCCGGGCAGATCATGTTCGGGTCCGATGGCTCCGCATTCATCTATGTGGAGTTCGGAACGGGCGGCGCTACCGGCCTCGGCTATACCCTGAACATCTCCCCTGCGTTCGAGGCAGTCATGTCGACCTCTTCGAACGACGCTTTCGGCGCGCCAGTCGGCGTGGCGCAGGCGACGGCTGCTGCCGGTGATTTCGGCTGGCTGCAGGTTTTCGGTCCCTGCCAGGTGTTCGGCGTGGTTTCGGCTCTCGCCAACAACCCGGTCGCTGCCACCACTGGCGGTATCGTAGACGACGCAGGTGCTGCAGGCACGCTCTACATCGACGGCATGATTTTCACCACGGCAGTGGGTTCCGGCGGCAATGCGCTCGCAGCCGCCTTCCTGTCGTGGCCGAAGTACTCGACCGTCCCGTCACTGACCTGACCTTGAGGCGGGGTTTCGGCCCCGCCTTCCTTCCACGCAATCCGGAGCACTTCCCCCATGTATTCCCAAGGACTTGAATTCGACGCACTGGCCGGCATCGACCCAAACACGGGCGTTGCAAGGTACGCTGCAGAAACCCAGGTTTTCCCGATCTTCTACCGCGGTTCGAAGCGGGACAACTTCTCCTCCCAGGAGGCGGGCTATCCCATCGAGAAGGGCGTGGACATGGTCGAAATTCGCCAGGCCGGCGAACGCGACACCACCAAGCGCGAGGTTACCGGGACGGATAAAGCACGGTGGCCTCGCCATTGGGCCGCTTATCAGGCCGGCCAGGAGCAGACGCAGGACGGCACGCCGCTTGATCTGCTCTTCCCGAAGAACCCGGAAATTGTCGCCACCCTCAGGGCGAACAACATCCACACCATCCAGTCACTGGCGGGTGTTCCGGACTCGACAACGCTGCCGTTCATCAAGGAGCACCGCCAGAAGGCGCAAATCTTCCTTGAAGGCATCGACAAGGGCAAAGGCTTCCACGCCCTCGAAAAGAAACTGGAAGAAGCCGAGTTTCGCAATCGCGACCTCGAACAGAGGCTGGCAGAAATGGAAGCGCGGCTTTCGGATGCTGGTGGCGAAGAGCAGAAGCGCGGCCCCGGCCGTCCCAGATCCACGCAAGGAGACTAACCCATGAGCCTCGCAAACGACCTCGTAGGCATTGGCATGGCACCGGAGCAGGCTGTTCGCCTCGGCTATACGCCGTCGTCGAAGGCCGGCGTAGGCACCACGCAGCCGACCGCAACGCCCATCACGTCCAACCAGACGACCGTCACCACGGCCAGTGGCCAGACGGCGCTGAAGCTGCCGGCGAATGCGGAACTGATGGTTCCGTACATCGTCAAGAATACGAGCTCCACCACTGCGCTGATTTTCCCACCGACGAGTGGCCAGATCAACGGCGGCACTGCAACGACCGGTTCCGTGAATCTCGCCCAGAACGCCGCGCGTCTCTTCCTGCGTCTGTCCTCGACGCAGTGGGCATCGTTCATCACGGCCTGAGGAATACTCCATGGATGCGCTTGCCATAGCACAGGCAGTAGTGGACGAGCTTGGATTGCCAGCCGTCACCTATGTCACCGACAACGTCAACACGACGGTTCGCCAGATCATGGCGCTTGTGAACCGGTCCGGTGACGAGCTTTACCAGGCGCACGAATGGACCCAAAGCCAGGAATACCACATCGTCAACATCGGTCCCCCGATCGACACGACAGGCGATGTTACGGCCGGCTCGGATATCGTCACGAACATTCCCGACACCTCGGGGATTGTCGCCAATTACTTCGCCATCACCGGCAATTATATCATCACGTCCGCGCGCGTGGTCGAGGTGATTGATGCCAATAGCGTTCGCATCGACGAGCCTGCCACCAACAGCCAGATTGGCGCTGCACTGGTGTTCTGCCGCGACACGTTCGATATTCCCGAGGATTTCTCGTGGTTCCTCAATCGGACGATGTGGGACCGCACGAACCGCTGGGAACTCATCGGCCCCGTATCACCCCAGGTGGACGAGTATAACCGCTCCGGCGTCGTCACCACTGGACCGCGTCGGCGCTGGCGTCAGGTCGGGCTTCCAAATACCTGCTGGCGCCTTTGGCCACCTCCGAGCGCTCCCGGGGATTTCCCGGCAACCCTGGTGTTCGAGTATGTCTCGAAATACTGGGTGAGGAGTGCGGCCGGTGTCCGCAAATCGAAGATGACGATCGACACCGACGAGCCTGTTATCGATGCGCAGGCCCTAGTTCTCGCAACCAAGTGGCGGCTGTGGCAAGCCAAGGGATTCGAGTACGCGGCAATGCAAGCCGAGTACCTCGATTATGTGCAGAGGCTTGGTGGACGCGACGGGGGCGCCGCAGACCTTACCCTCGCACGTCCTGTGCGCGACCCCTATCTGCTCGGTCCGGACAACGTCCAGGACGGCTATTTCCCAGGACCCGGGAACCCCTAAATGCGCTTCACAGCAAGACAGGCAGGCAGAGCCCGCGGCCAGGGCGGTAATATCCCTGCGCCACAGACGGCGGTTGGCGCCAGCGTTCCCGCGCCTATTGGCGGCTGGGATGCCTATTCCCCTATTTCGGACATGCCGCCACAGAATGCGGTCGAGCTTATCAACTGGTTCCCGCAGCCGGGATGGGTCGAGTTGCGCCGCGGGTTTGTGGAGCATTCCGACACCGGGACGGAAGACGCCGTTGATAGCCTCATGCCCTATCAGGGGCCGCTCATCTCCGATGCAAAGCTCTTTTCCGCTTCGGACAACACGATATGGGACGTCACCGACGCCACGGGCATTTCGATCGAGACCGGCCTTTCCAACAATCGCTGGCAGTCGGTGAACTTCGCGACGGCAGGCGGCAATTTCCTATGGATCTGCAACGGCGAGGATACCCCGCGATACTGGAACGGCACGGCGCTGCAATCAGCGACGATTACCGGCGTGGTTGCCGAGGATATGGTTGCCTGCACGATCTACCGCGGGCGTATCTGGACCATTCTGGCCAACAGCACGAAGGCCGCATATCTGCCGCTCGACAGCATCCAGGGCGTCGCTACCGAATTCGATCTCGGTCCATTCTTCCGCCTCGGTGGGCAGCTCCAGGCCATTGCGACATGGTCGACCGACATCGAGGGTGGCACGAACGAATTCATCATCTTCGTGTCGTCCTACGGCGAAGCTGCGATTTTCCTGATTTACGACCCCACGGACGGCAGCCAGTTTTCGTTTCGTGGTGTTGCGTCGCTCGGCTCTCCGATCGGGCGCCGATGTGTCGAGAAAATCGGCTCCGATGTCGGCATCATCACCATAGACGGCGTAATTCCGCTCTCGCAGGTGCTGAACTATGATCGAGCCGCGTTCCAGAACGTCGCCCTGACGAAGAATATCCGCACGGCCATGACGCAGGCAGCCCGCGATTTCAAGGAAGAATTCGGCTGGCAGATCATTTCCTATCCCCGAAACACTATGGCCATCCTGAACGTCCCGATCGTCGAGGGTGGCCAGCAGCAACAGTACGTCATGAACACGATCAACGGTGCGTGGTGCAGGTTCGTGGGCCAGAACGCCAATTGCTGGGCGATATTCCTGGATCGAGCTTATTTCGGGGGGAACAACGGGCTTGTCTATCTCGCTGACGAAGCGGCCGGCGACGAGGACGCAACGCTCGAGGCGGATATCCAAGGAGCCTATAATTATTTCGGCACACGTGGCCAGAACAAGCGCTGGACGACCGTCCGCCCGTTGGTGACGAAAGACGACAGCTATCTGGTGGACCTTACATTCGGGCTGTCGATCGACTTCCAACTCTCCGATGCGCAGGACCAGGTCATAGCAGATGTTCTCGGTGTTCGCCCTGCCATCTGGAACGACCCTGACACGCTTTGGAACGACCCGAACACAAGGTGGCCGGGAATGACCACCTCGGCGCAGTGGATGGCGGTTTCAGGCATCGGCTATTGCGCCGCTATTCGCATGAAAATCTCTGTGCCGTGGTCGGAGAGCCTGAGGGCTCCGCAGGTCCTGCGCGTCTACAGCCTTGATTTCCTCATGAACCCCGGAGGGTTCATCTAGCCATGCCAGTGAGAATTGTTGCCGGTCAGGACGTCGCCATAGCCGGATGGGCGGGCGAGCAGCTCGGCGTTCAGTTTCAGGAGCCTTACACCGCTTTCGGTTTCGTAGACGCAAGCGGCAGCCTTTGCGGCGCCTGTGTGCTGAACGACTACTATCCTGGCGGAAACGTCGAAATCACCTACGTCGGTCCGCAGTCCATCACCCGGCGCATTGCCAGCTTCATGGCCCGTTTCTGCTTCGAGGAGCTGCAGGCGACGCGGGTCACGGCCAAGACAAAGCGCTCGAACGTCACGGTCAGGCGGTTGCTGCCCAAGGGCGGATTTGCCTTCGAATACACCCAGAAACGCTATTTCGGCCCCCGCAGCGGCGACGATGCGCTGGTCTTTGTTCTCTTCCGGGAGAACGCAGGAAAATGGCTTAGGAGGCCCTCAAATTGAAAGCTCCAAAGGCGCCGGATCCAGTCAAGACCGCAGAGGCGCAGGGTCAGATCAACAAAGACACTGCAATTGCGCAGTATGGTCTCAATGCGACGAACCAGTACACGCCCTACGGCAACCTGACGTACAGCCAGATTGGCAACTGGTCGGACGGAACGCCGCGCTATGCGGCGACGCAGACGCTTTCCGGCAATCAGCAGCGCCTTCTCAACAATGAGGAGCAGCTCGGGATAAACCTCACGGGCCTGGGTGTTCAGCAGTCTGCCCGACTGGGGCAATTGCTTTCCTCGCCGTTCAACCTGTCGAACGAAGCGACGGAAAGCCGGTTGATGGAGCTCGGCCGAAAGAGACTTGATCCGGCGCTCGATCGTCGTCGCGCTTCCACCGAGCAGGACCTCTATAACCGAGGCGTGCGCATGGGCAGCGATGCCTACAACACGGCCCAGACGAGCCTCAACGAGGGCGAGAACGACGCCTACAATCAGTTGCTGCTCACCGGACGCCAACAGGCAGTCAACGAAGCTCTGACCCAACGCACGCAGCCGATCAACGAAATCCTTGCTCTTGCCGGCGCAGGCCAAGTCACGCAGCCGAATTTCGTCAACACGCCTGGCGCTCAGATATCGCCTGCCGACTATCAGGGTGCTGTGAACCAGCAGTACCAGTCGCAGCTCGCCAATTATCAGGCCGGCATGTCCGGTCTGTTCGGTCTCGGCTCCGCGGCAATCGGAGGCTGGGCAATGTCGGACGAGCGATTGAAGACCGACAAGGAAAAGGTGGGCGAAACTGACGACGGTATTGGTGTCTACAAATACCGCTTCAAGGGCAGCCCGATGATGCAATTGGGCGTCATGGCCCAGGACGTCAAGAAGAAGATGCCGGAAGCCGTGGCTCGGACTCCGAGCGGCTACTATGCGGTGAATTACGACAGGGTGGGTGTCTGATATGGCAATCAGCAGCGGCTACACGCAGGAAGACCTTGCACGCCTCGGCCCGGATGCGCTGACCCGCAAGCGTCTGCTGGCTGAAGCTCTTCTTGGCGACGCAACGAAGCAGCAGAAGATCGAAAACCCGCTTCAGGGGCTTGCCCAGATGGCAAATGCCCTCGTGGGCGGTCTGCGCGTGCGCAAGCTCGATCAGGCGGAATTGGCCGGAAAGGAATCTGCGGACAAGGCATGGAGCGCTGCTGTCCCTGCGCTGTTCGGTTCCTTTGGTTCGACGCCCGGTGCTTCCGGCGGCTCCATGCCTTCGGTGTCGCCATCCGGTGACGTAGCCGCCACGCCGACGAACTTGGACGGTAACCAGGTCTATTCCGGGTTCATGGACACGGTGAAGACGGGAGTTTCAAACCCCTATGCGCTCGCGGCCATTGCTTCGACAGGTAGGGCGGAAAGCGGCTTCTCTCCCGGTAATGCGAACCGCACATGGAGCGACCCCAGCCAAAGCGGCCAACCAGGTCGGGCCGGTGGCATCATGTCCTGGCGTGGCCCGCGCTACGAGGCTCTTGCAGCGACCGGCGACCTTTCTCCGCAAGGTCAGGCGAAGTTCTTCCTCCAGGAAAACCCGCAGCTCATTGCCAAGCTGAACAGCGCCAAGAGCGTCGAAGAAGCACAAGCGCTCATGAACAATGCTTGGGCATTCGCCGGCTACGACAAACCCGGCGGCGAGAGTGCGCGCCGTCTCGGTTATGCCAAGGGCTTCCTTCCATCGTTCCAGTCGGGTAGCCCGTCTGCTTCCGCGGCTCCCGCGGCGGCTCCCAATCAGGTTGCGAGCCTCGATCCGTCAATCGGCATGCCCGCGGCTGCCAGCGAAATACAGCGCACGTCTCCCCAGCCCTATCGCGACCCGCAGGTAACGACGGCCTATGCCAACCCTGCTCCAGCGCAGGGAATGCCTACCCTTGCGCCGCCGCGCGATGTAGCGAGTGCGCCTATCCCGCCGTCTTCGCAGCCTCTGACAGGTGCGCCCCCGGTTGCCCCGCGGCAGATTGCGCAGGCGAATGCCCTCATGGGCAATGACACTCAGATGCAGGCGTACATGGACATCATGTCCAATCCCTGGATCAGCGACGACAAGAAGCGGCTTGCACAGACCCTCATCGGGCAGCAGATCGAACGTCGGAACGCGCTCGAGGACGAGCAGCGCAAACGCCAGGACCCGGCCTATCAGGCGGATCTGGAATACAAGCGCGCCCAGATCGAGAACCTTCGCAATCCGAAAGGCGAGGTCAAAATCATGGGCAACCGAGCCGTTCGGGTCATGCCCGATGGCACGATCGAGGACGTCACGCCCACTACGGGTGGCGCAAAGCCCGGTCAATTCCGTTTCGAGGGAACCAGCGTAGAGGCTCAGGCCCTCAATGGCCTTATCGACAGCGGCGCCCTCACCCCCGACCAGGCGCAGCAGCTCGCCGCCGGCAAGCAGGTAACTGGCCCTAACGGGGAAATCCTCTTCCTCACCCCGCAGGGCATATTCAGCCAGCCTTCGCAGCAGCCAGCACAGCCCCAGCAGCAGGAGATTGACATCTTCGCCGGTCGCGCGCCCTCCGCAGCGCCTGTCGCGACTCCTGCGCCCGCTGTGGCAAAGCCCGCGGCGCCTGCTCCAGCGGCTGACGTCCCTGCCGCCCAGCGCAACGCCATTCCCCTCACCGGCCCGAAGGAGCCGACGCTGGAGGAAAAGAACGCCATGACGTTTGCGGACAGAATGGCAGCGTCCGGCACCACCATCGACACTCTCGGCGGTACCTCGGGAACCGATTGGGGGCAGAAGCTCATCAGCGGCCTTCCATTTGGCGTCGGCAACAATTTCGTCGACGAGAATTATCAGCAGTACGACCAGGCACGGCGCGACTTCATCAACGCCCAGCTTCGTCGAGAGTCGGGCGCAGTCATTTCCGATGAGGAATTCGACAACGCCAACAAGCAGTATTTCCCGCAGCCTGGGGATGGACCCGAAGTCCTGAAGCAGAAGGCCGAAAACCGCCGTATCGCGATCGAGGGCATGAAACGTTCTGCAGGCCCGAGCTACAAGGCCCCCGCATCTGCACCGAGGGCGCCGGCCAAGGTCGACGGATACACGATCGAGGAAGAAGGTAACTAAATGCCCACTTTCAAGATTACGGGTCCGGATAACAAGGTCTATCGCGTCAGCGGCGACAATGCCGAGGGCGCGCTCGAGGCCCTCAAGAAGCATATCGGTGCCCAACCCGAGCCCGACAAGCGCGACAATATCGTTGGCAAAGCCGATGCGTTCGCTCGCGGTGTAGCCGATACCGCGACATTCGGCCTGTCGGACGAAATCGCAGCCCATGCGAAGAGCGGCCCGTTGTCGGTCCCTGCAAAACCGGATGAATATTACGAGCGCGGTATCTATGCCGGGAAATACAATCCCCTCGGCATGATTGCCCGCGCCATCGATGCGCCGTTCGCCTCGGAGACGAAGAACGCTGACTATGAGAAGGCCCTTGCCGAAGAGCGTGCCGTTGACCAGTCCGACTACGATAACCGTTTCGGCTATCGCCTGGCGGGACAGTTGACGGGCGGTGTCGGTACGGGTGCGACGCTGGCCAAGGCCGGTCTTTCTCCCACGGCGAACGCCATCACTGCAGGTCGTGGCCTGGGCCGTGTTGCCGGCGTGTCTGCTGGCGAAGGTCTGGCGCTGGGCGCGGCTCAGGGTTTTGGCAGCGGTGAAGGCGTCAACGACCGTCTGGCAAAGGCTCTGATTGGCGGGTCTAGTGGTCTTGTTCTCGGCGGACTTACGCCTCTCGCCGTTGCCGGGGTTTCCAAGGTTGCCAAGGGTGCGGCAGCACCGGTACTCGCGCGTCTCTATCCTGAGAACTACGCCGAGGATGCCGTAACGACTGCGATGCGCCGTGCTGATCGGACGCCGCAGCAGGTTGCCGACGTCATGGACTACGCCGCTCGAGAAGGTCAGCCGGAATATAACGTCGCGGACGCTCTCGGATATACCGGTCAGCGTCTCGCCTCCGTCGTGGCCCGAAACCCGCACAACGAGCGCCAGCCCTTCGTGGAATCCCTGCAGCGCCGGCAGATGGGTCAGGGCGACAGGTTGGCGCGTGCCCTCGTGGAAGGCTTCGACGCGCCACAGACGGCCGATGCGGTGGCCACGGGTCTCAAGGCATCGCGCACGAACGAAGCGAACAAGCTCTATGGCGCGGCCCGCAACCAGGCGACGCCGGTCAACGTGACGCCCGTGCTCGAAACCATCGACAAGACCCTCTCTCCCGGCATCAACAGCATGGTCAATCCTCGGGACCGCATCGCCAACGACTCGATCGAGGGCGCGCTTTCGCGTGTCCGGTCGATGCTGAGTGACGGCAATTCCCAGATTACCGATTTCGACGCCTTGTTTCGTGTGAAGCTGGATCTGGACGATATGATTACCGCCGCAGAGGGGCGAGGAGCGAACAACCGCGCCTTCGCCCTCAATGAGGTCAAGCGCGCCATTGATAGCGCATTGGAGGAAGGAAGCCCCGCCTATCGCGCTGCCAACGACACCTTCAGGCAGCGTAGCGAGGTTATCGACGCCGTTCCGGTTGGATCTGCGGCCACGTCAGGCCGTCAGCGTGCCGACGACACAATCGCAGCTTTCAACCAGATGACGCCCGATCAGCAGCAGGCGTTTCGCGCCGGATATGTGGATCCGATCATCGCCAAGGTTGAGAGCACGCCCATGGGACCGCTCACCAACCGGGCTCGAGCACTCACCACACCGAAATACGAGCAGGAGTTTCCTGCATTCGCTGCTCCGGGCCGCGGTCCTGAACTTGGCCGTCGCATCGGCCGCGAACAGCGCATGTACGAGACGGCCAATGCTGCTCTGGGGAATTCGAAGACGGCCGACAATCTGGCAGATGCCGCGGATTTCAACCAGTTTGACCCCGGAGTGATTTCGGCCATCGTCCGGCGAGATATTCCCGGCGCACTCATGGCCGGCGCCACGCGAGCAATCAACGAGTTTCAGGGCATGCCGCCCAGCGTTATCGAGCGCATAGCGCGCACGCTGATGGAAACCGACCCGAATGCAGCGCGGGATTTGCTGACGACTGGGACTAGACGGCTTTCGAGGGCAGACCAGGCACGCGCTCGCGTTGTAGCGGCGCTTCTGGCGTCACAGACGGCGGCGCCTGGACGAGTTGCGCCATGAGTCTGGGACTTTGTTGCCGGTGACCTCGATAGCCCAGAGCGTGATGACACATGCCGTGCCGCCGCCAAGCGCGATCGAGTGCCAGTCGAGCTTGAAATAGAAAAACGAGCCAATCCACAGCAACGCGATAGCCGGAAACAGGAATGGCCACGGGCCGCGGTCACGCTCGTATTTCGGTTCTTCTGGATCGTGTTCGATCTGCAAGGTTCAGCTCCCGGTTTAGTGCCGCAATCATATGCGCGTCGAGTCTGGCTAGCAATACGCCTCCTCGCCCAATGCAATCCCACCACAGGATAAGCGAACATGCCGTATAATCCGTCGACGGGGGTTTACAGCCTTCCGCCCATATACCTGGCCGTGCCCGCGACGGTCATCATCGCCCAACAGCATAATGACCCGCTGGAAGATCTGGCGACGGCGAACAATTACCCACGCCCGATTATTGCCGGCGGCACGGGCTCGAATAACAAGACCTCCGCGGCCACGGAACTTGAGGTGGTGAGCTACGGCTCGTCGCAGTCTCTCGTCGCAGCGGACTCCGCTCGGGCTCGGCGCAATATTGCAGGCGCCTATTCGGTCAAGAGCGGCAACTACACTGCCATAGCTGATGATATCGGGGTTCCGCTTCGATTTACGGCAGCCGCTACCCTTTCCATTGCCGCCGCGTCTACGCTGGTAAGCGGTTGGTTTCTACCGGTGTTTGCCGGTGGGGGCGACGTCACGATCGATCCAGATGGTTCCGAGACGATCAACGGGCAAGCCACACTGACGGTCGGCAACGGAACAACCACGACCATCGTCTGCGACGGCACTAATTTCTTCACCTTCTCCAAGGGTCTTCGCGTCGTAACCCAATTCTTCACCACGTCCGGTACCTACACTCCAACCCCTGGAATGGCTTTTTGCATCATCGAAGGCTGTGGCGGCGGTGGCGGGGGCGGTGGAACTAACGGCAATGCGACTGCTGCTCTTGGCGGCGGCGGTGGTGGTGGTGGCGCATACAGCAGAAAGCTTTGCACACGCACTGATATTGGCGCGTCCCAATCCGTGACCATTGGGAGTGGTGGCGCTGGCGCGACCAGCACCGGGTCAACCGGTGGGACTACCAGTGTCGGGACACTCATAGGTGCGCCGGGAGGGGTCGGCGGGACTCAGGGCAATACTGGCCAGGTTGGCCTTGGTGGCTCCGGTGGTGGCACAGCGGCTGTAACTTCAGGGCAAATGACAACGGCAGGCTCTGCAGGAGGAAGCGGGACGTTCTCTGTTAGTGCAACGTTGGGCGCCGCTATTGGAGGTTTCGGCGGTCCATCCGTGCTTGGTGGCGGCGCACGTTCTGGGGGCGCAGGTAGTTCAGTCGGCAATGGCATTGCTTCGACGGGCTTTGGTGGAGGCGGTTCCGGTGGCTATGCCGATAGAAATGGCGGTGTCGGGACTGGCGGAAACGGCTTTGCAGGCGTCGTCATCATCACCGAATTTGTTGCGGAGTGACCAATGATCTACGTTCAAATTGACGGCTCATCCGTCATCAACAGGGCAGTCTTTGAAGAAGAGATGCCGAACGACTGGCCTGACAGGGAAAGCTGGTTTGCAAATGAAGAAGCGCAGATTGGATGGAGCTATCAGAACGGCGAGTTTTCGGCACCTGCGGTAGCAGTCCGGGTGCCGACGATATCCAACTATCAGATTGCCATTCAGTCGCTCATCGATACGACCGCCCTCACGAAGCAATTCAACGATGGGGTCACTCTCGCGTCCTACAAGGACAGCACTAACCCGGTTTGGGCAGCCCAGGCTGGAACCTTCATCGCATGGCGCGACAATGTTTGGCAGCACGCCTATTCGGAACTGGCCAAGGTACAGGCCGGCGAGCGCGAGCAGCCGACCATTGAAGCCTTCTTGCTCGAACTCCCCGAAATGGTTTGGCCGGCCTAATTGATCAGGTTCGCCAACGTGTTCGATGGCACAATTGCCATGACCATCAGGATGGCGAGCCCCAACTGACCGACCTTGGCACTGCTCACCGTCAAGCCTAGCAGGCCGATGCTGAGCGCCACAAAGAACGGGCTGGGAATCGCATATGTGTTTGCCTGTAGCAGCAATGTTGCGATGAGCCAGTATGAGGCGAAGCGAAATAGCATACCTGCGGACCTATTGAGATAGGCCTGCATTGCAGCCACTTCGCCGGCTGTATCCGGAATAGTCGTCATCTGCCCTCACTTTCGATCAGCCCACCGACCGAACGCCGGTAACCCCGAAAGGTTCCCGACAGGCGTCGGGGTGCCCTCCCTCTCGGGTCGCCTGAACATTCCGCATCACTAATGAAGCTCTGAGGAAAAAATATGGACAAGTCGAAATTCTTCGACGCTGTTCGCCAGCCGGTGTTCAGCGGACGCCTCTCCGTGTCCCAGGTCAAAGGACTTGAGGCCATTCTGGATGAAGCCTTGAAGCGCGGCACGCCGCAGCAGTGGCTCGCCTACATGCTGGCCACGACGTTCCACGAGACCGGTGCGGAAATGAGCCCCGTGTCGGAAAACCTCAACTACAGTGCCCAGGGGCTGCTTGCGACCTTCCCGAAGTATTTCAGCGCTGCGCAGGCCAAGGCATATGCCAGGCAGCCGGTGCGCATTGCCAATCGCGCCTATGCCAACCGTATAGGCAACGGCGACGAGGCGAGCGGCGACGGCTATCGCTTCCGAGGCCGTGGGCTCGTGCAAATCACCGGAAGGGAAAACTACCGCACCTACGGTATCGAGGACGATCCGGACGCCGCCCTGCAGTCCTCGACGGCGGTCAGCATCCTCTTCGACGGCATGGAGAAGGGGCGCTTCACCGGCAAGAAGCTCGCCGACTACATCACCGCCGGCAAATGCGACTACGAAAACGCCCGTCGCATCATAAATGGCACCGATAAAGCCAAGCAGATTGCCGGCTATGCCTATGCCTTCGACAAGGCCCTGAACGCCCCGCAATACGCGGTCCAGAAGGCTGCGCCGCAGACTGTCACCAAAGCAGCCACGACCAAACAGAAAGCCTGACCCTCCCAAACCGAAGGAAAAGACATGCGCACCATAGCTCTTGCTGTGGCGGTAGGCGTTGGCCTGTCCGCTTGCACGACCTCCCAGACCGCAAGGATTGATGCGGCGATCAAGAAGAACCTACCGCAGGCCTGCGCCTCGCTGAAGACAACTCACGAAACATTCGTGGCCCTCGAGCCGACCCTCAAGCCTGCGACCGTTGAAAAGGTCAGGGTCGCTTACAGCGGCGTTTCGTCGATCTGCGCAGATCCGGCAAACGCAACCGGCGCCGACCTCCTGGTCAAGGTTACAGCCGCATACGTCACCATCAAAACAGCCACGCAGAACAAGTGAGGCCGCAATGCCAAATTCCAACCTCGTTCACAACCTCCTCAATGTGGCCATCATTCTGATCGCCGCCATTACGGCCGGCCTGTCCGCATACGGATGCACGACCCTCCCGAACGGCTCGTTCGACTGCACGGCTTCAACCATTCCGCCCGAGTGGAGCGGCTTCATCATCGCCGCGCTTGGCGTGCTCAAGGTGGTGATCAACATCGGTCGGGACGGCCTCACCGGTCTCGCCAAGCCCCAGCCTCCGGTTCAGAAGTAGCACCCATGTGCATGAGCCTGTCCCTCGATCTGTCGATTGGCCACCGCCATGGCGGAAGTGAACCGCCTGACCCGAACCTTCTCGCCCCATTTGATTGGGAACCGGGCACAAATACGACGCTCTCCATCGTGAGCGGGCAGGCTCGCGGGGCAGCAGTCGGCACGAATAATCCGCGTATCCGGAAAGGCCCTGTCAATCTCGCGGCCGGTACTTATCGGTATCAGGGCGATGTCTTCATAGGCACGACTCCAGGCGGCGCGCGTTTCCGCATATCGACGGATGCAAACCTCTCCATGGGCGACGTCGTAGAGGTCATTTTCGGGTCTGACGACAGTCTGGACGACACGTTCACGCTGGGCGCTCCAACGGCGGTCTATGCTGGCGTCGTCGGCATTGGCAACTCGGATGGCCAATACATCGCCATTGCCAATGGTTTTGCCGTTCTGGTGGAAACCTGATGATGTCGCTGGCGCTGAATCTCAGCCTCAACGGCACGAGGCCCCCACCTCCCCCACCTCCACCTGAGGACTAGAATTCCAAAACACGATGAACGACCCGAGGTCGAACCGCGGGCATACTTATGGCATTCATGAAAGAGAATAGATGACGGCCCCAAGCGAAGCTGAAAACATGGACCTCCGAAGCCGAACCGTCGCCCTAGAGCGTCAAGCAGGCGACCACCATCTAAGACTGACCGAGTTGGAAAAGTGGCAGCGCCAGAGCGAAGTCGCGGACGCCAAGATGGATGTACGCTTCACGGAGATGGCCAACAAGCTCAACGCCATCAACTCGAACCTGTCAAAGCTCATGTGGCTGGTCATCGGTGGTCTGGTGGCCGGGGTGCTGGGCTTTATGTTTAAGGGCGGATTCTACGTTCCGTAGCCGAACAAAAAAGAGCCCCGCTGATGAGGCGGGGCCGCGAGAAATGATATGAACTTAGGCTACCGGTCCACGAGGGCATTCGTTCTCAGCCGCCAACCGTTTCTCTTCCTTCTTCATCGCGTGTTCTCCTGCTGTCAATGATGGACGCGGTGTGTGTCCCAGTCCATCTTTTCGGCCAGCTGATGGCGGGCACGGTTGACCCGGCTCTTGATCGTGCCAACCGCACAGCCGCATTCAGCGGCAATTGCCTCGTAGGTCTGGCCTTCCATGACCTTGATGAACACGTGACGAAGATGAGAAGGCAATTCATCGGCCGCTTCGTAGAGATGTCGAAGATCTATCGCCCATTCCTGCGCGGCCGGTGCCGGCTGACTGAAAATACTGTCCTCCAGGGGCATGCATACTTCGCGTTTGGCCTTCTTGCATCGGGTAAGGAAAGCGTTTCGCATGATCCGAAACAGCCACGCTTTCAGCTTTCCGTTTTCCTGGTATCCGTCGAGATGTGCCAGCGCGTCCATCAACGTCTCCTGGACTAGATCATCAGCGTCCGATCGCGATTTTGTTAGGCTCTTAGAAAATGCTCTGAGTTTCGGAAGCAAGGCAATAATTTCCCCTTCCACGGAGCCTGTCGGCGCCTGGTGAACCATCGTTTCCTCTCCGGATTTTTGTTAGGTAATCGTCAACGTGCTTAGAGAATTATTGTTCCGAGGCTCGCGGCGACCTGAGTTAACGGATCAACGGCGCGGCTCATTTCCCGAAACAGCACGGAAAAAGCCCCGCTGGAGGGCGGGGAAAAAGCGAAACAATATGACTACTGCTAACCTACAGCACGGCAGTCGGTTCCGGCGATCAACCACGTGAAATGGTGGAAATAAAGAAGAGGCCTGCCGGTCCCCGCATCGCAGGCCTCTTCAGAGGCGCCAGGTGTTGGAACCTTGCGCGTCACACGAAAAACCGTCATTGAATCCTTGGCCCATGCAAGCCTTGAATGGCGTAACGGCGGAGCGGCGACCGCGTGAGTCTGGTTTCCTTGACCGAGGAACCGAAATATCGTTCAAGCGCCGCAGTCAGCTGCACGCGTTCGGTGATACCTTCCTGAAACAGCCGGATCAGCAGCTTTGCTGCGATGTTAAACTCTCGCGGTGGATTCGCGCATATGTCGCCAGTGTAACCGGCATCGGAAAGAACGCTCTGAAGCATTTTCAGATCGGCAGACGTCAGGGATATTACGGATTGAGAGGAAGACACGATGTCCTCTTTTCTATTGGGGCTAGGGTATGGCAGCCCTCAAGCAGCAGCGCCCGGAAAATGGCTGCTGAAGCCGGGATAGTGGACACCGTCCCGCCCTTTAGCAAGTTCTCAATTAAGGTCAATTGAAGGCAAGCAGGTTTTCCACATGGCTTGCTCGGCACATATAAAAAAGCCCCGCTGGCTAGGCGGGGCAGGCGCGGGAAGTTTAGAACATGCGTAGGTGGAACCTGTAGAAGTGGGAAAGGTTCCCCACCGTTTATCCCTCGTGCCTCAATCCATTGAGAGCGAGCAGCTGATGGTAATAGTCTTCAGCCATTCGGGAGGCTTCCCTTGCTGTCTCTGCATATCCCTGATGCGGCAGGAGGCGCTTCTTGATACCGCGAAATGGACCTTGACCACTCCATTGCCATTGGCCTTTCAAGGGTCCGGAATCTTCGAGGCGGATCCTGCCGATAATCACCTCGCCATCGAAGCCGATGAAGTCCTGTAGCGGCTTTCCATCAAGGCCATTTTCCCCAGGCCAGGTTCTCCCCCATCTGTATTTCGGCTTGTATTCGTCTTCCATCATCTGCTTCGTGTCTAGGACAATGAAAAGCCCCGGCGCCATTTGGGATGCGTCGGGGCAGGCCGACCGGCGACGCGGATTGGGGGGTGGTATGCCGGTTTATTCGACCTGACGAGTAAACGACGCCTCGGTTGATTGGTTCCGCCAGGTAGAGGAGCGCTCAAAAAGAAGCCCCGGTACTGCTGGGGGGTGATACCGGGGCAATTCGCCAACTCTCTGGAGGAGCCGGCGGACATCGAGCGTGGGTACGATACACCCGGTAGACACGACCTTCCAGCGACTATAGCTAGCAACGTGCTCCGAGACAAAAAAGCCCGGCTGTGGCGGGGGTCGCTAGACCGGGGCGAACGACCGATTGTCAAAGTTGGATCGGCCGGGGAAAGTTTGCTCTGCAGCTTAACCTCCGACGATTGAAAAGGTTCCGATGTCTGCGGAGTTATCCCTTGTCGTCATGTGCCAGGATACGCAGCCGCCTGATTTCGTCAGCCGCTTCCAGAAGAGCGTGAGCAACGATTACTTCCGGAACCTCGTGCAGCATCGCGGACACCTGCTGCAGGTCCTTGCTGACGCCTCGCTCGAATGGCACGACCTTGCCGCTTGCTTCCAGGTAGTCCCGGAGTGCCAGAATGGTGGACACTGAGCGATCGAGCAACCGGCGGCGCTCCAGCGGCATCAACCTCTCGATCTCATTGGCGGCCCGGATCAGTTCGGCGACAAAATCAGTCGTCCGGGTCATTGCTTGGGGCCATATTGCCAGCCACGGTACGTCTTGGGGATATCCAGGGTGTCATGCGCCTTCGCCAATGTCTCAAGCCACGCCGCCAGTTTGGCTGGAATCTCCTCCTCGCCGCTCTCCCAGGCTTCCACAAGCGCCAGATCGCATTGCAGGGCACTCGCGAGATTGATCGGCGTCCAGCGTAGACGAAGCAGACATTCGGAAAAGCGAGCCGGGGTCATGCTAGGCGCAGGTTAGTCAATTGGGCTGTCATCGATCCTCCTCCGAAGCGTGACGATGTCACGTTACACCGGCTGCCGTTACGCGACATCCCTCATCGTACGGCATTCGTGAACAACAGGCGACAGTGGAAATCGGGGATATCCCTACCTGTGATTGGCGTTCATTAGCGAATCGGCGCGGACTGGCCATCGAGGGGGTGCGCCATGGATCTGGCCTATCTTGCCAAAAACGCTGCAATCGCTGAGCGCGCGCGCCGGCGCATGAGACGGGAGGGGGTGACTATGAAGGGCCACAAGCTCTGGACTGACGCCGAACGCGACGTCTTGCGGGAACTTGCCCCGGACTACAACGCCATGTGCAAAAGGCTGCCACATCGAACACATAAAGCCATTGAGGGTGAGTGTGCGAGGCTCGGGCTGCGCAAGAAAATCCATATTTGGACAGCAGCCGAGATATCGAAGTTGAGAAGGCTTTACCCCAACGCGTCGGTGGAAGAAATTTGTGCGACTTTCCCGCACTCGACTTGGACTAATATCCAACAGGCGGCCAGGTATCACAACTTGTTTCGAAGCAGAAAGCCCTACAAATTAACCGGCAATCATCCGGTCGATTCAATGTTGAAGCGGCTTCTGCCTGCGAACGTAAACCTCGCCGATCTTGATAAAGAGCTTCGGACGAAGAGATACTTCCGAAAGCAGAAATGGCGACATCAACGGCCGAACTACAATCGGCTCGTCAAGGCTATTGAATGGCTGGATGGGCGCCTGGAAGTCCACTGGAACGACTAAGCCCAGCGAGCCGGGAAGGTGATAAGGGTCGGCCCTCCCGGCTCCGGCCTGAAATACACCCCGTGGGACGGAGGGGATTTGGCCGAAGACCAAGCTACCATAACGACAGCGGCGCCGGAATGGATGTCCTCAACTGTTTCCCATCCCTCCCTAGTGTTGTGATGGCTTTGCCCCGCGAACACCAGCATCATCAGCAGCCTTCAAAAGCAGTTCCCGAACCCAATCGGAAACGCTGACGACGTCGGCCGCCCTGGCCGCGTCCTGGAGCAGATCGTACTCAGCCTCGGTTAGCAGTACGACGAGCCGCTTTTCCCTCTTCAGGTGCGGCGGAACCGGTGGTCTTCCCATTTCTATGTGCCTCGTTAATCGCCCCTCCCTTATAAACACAACCCATATTTATTACAATAACTATGTGCTCCTATATTGACACATATGGTAAACAGGTTCATAACTATGCACATATTAACCGTAATGGAAGGAAGGAACTATGACCGATGAAGAGATAAACAAGGCGCGCGTATCAGCGCTTCTGAACCTTGAGGCGCAGATCTGCGACCTCGCCGATATGGTCCAAGTCATGCAGACCCTGCTCAACCGCTACCTTGTCGACAAGGACACGCGCGAGCCGGTCGGCCAAATCATCAACATACAGCTCGGAGCCGGGGAAATGCGGATGCTCTCGTTCGCATGGACGGACGTTTCAAGCCGCGCCGAGAGTTTGCAGCACAAGTTCTACGAGGCCGCGGAAACCGGCGTCTGCTGACGCAAGCGGGTCGGAAAGGGTTGCAGCCCTCCCGACCCATCACCACCGACAACACCATGGAGAGGAGTTTCAAGATGGCTGACAAGACCTATACCACGATCGACCCACACTCCGATAGGTCGCTGACGCGGCGCTCTTTCATCGCAGCCGCCGCAGCAGCACCCGTCGTTGCCGCGGCGCCAGCACTCGCTGCAATCGACAAGCTTACCCCAGACACCACGCTCGCCAACCTCATCGAGAAACATTTCCCGCTGTGGTCACGCATCCAGGATCTGCTCGAGCAGGAGGATCGGTTGCTCTCCCGCGCCGATAAACCGAACACCGGCACTGTCCTCCCGCGCGAGGTGTTCAAGGGCCGCTCTTTTTTGTGCGAGGCTTCTCGCCGGCCGATCTGGAACGACGAGGGAATTGACGAAGCAGCAGACGGTTACATCCGAAGCCATCAATGGCACATCGACCAGCGCATCACGCCCGCGGGGCATCGGCGCCGTATCGCTGAGGTCGAACAGGAGCGCATTGAAGGCAAGCGGCTCCTGGCGGAACGCAAAGCGGTCTACAATGCGTGGTGGGATGCGACAGGCCTCACGGCCATCGTAGAACAGTGCCACGCCCTCGAAGATATCGAGGACCCGCTCTACCAGCAGATCATGAATTGGGAGCCGCAGACGATCGAAGACGCGCGCCTGATGGCTGGCTACATCGTTCGTCTCCACGATGGCGACGTCCCCGAGCTCCGTGCAGTCAACCTAGTCAAACGGCTCGCCGGCCTGACGGTATCGACTGGGGAGGAAGCATGATGGCCAGGGAAGCAATCAGCATCGATACCATCCATGGCGACGTTGCCAACCTCGCGCATCTTCTCGACGAAATCGCTGGGAAGGTCGTCGGGATGAACCATCCGCCGGAGATACGGCACGAACTCTACCGCGTGGGCGCGTTGCTTTGGATTGCACGCGACGCAGCGGAAAGCCTGGAAACACAGATCGAACAGAACATCGGCACTCTTCGTGCCGGGGAACGCCGCCAGTAGCGAGAACTATGGGCCGGAAAGGTGATGCCTGTCCCCTTCCGGCCCTACCACAACCACCCCGAGGATAATGATTATGGGTAAAACAATGCGTACCACATCAAAAACTGATGAAAACCCGGACCTGCTGGCGCTCGGAAAACGCCTCCGCAGTGTTGCAGAAGAGTATCAGGCCGAGAAGGACAAGTGCGCCGCCATCGTTGCTGAATGGTCGTCCCGTTGGCCCCTGGCTCCGGATGAACTCACCTACGAGACGCATGGAGACTGGGACTGCCGGGAATTGACCATTGACGGTGACTTTCTCGTGCGTCCTGGCGATACGGAGCCGCTAAGAGTGCAGAAGGCGGAATGGATCGCCCACTCCATCGACTACGCCGAATTTCTGCTCCGCGGCAAAACCTTCGAACGGCAGAACAAGGTTCGTCGCCTGACCCGCGAGCAATGGGAGGCACGACTCGCCGAGGAATACGAGGTGCTTCCAATCGCTCGAGAATACGAACGCCACCGCGAGCAGGTACGCGAACTTTCCGGCATCGACGACTCTAATCGCCGCTTAAGGGAACTGAGTGCGGTGTTGACGACGGTCATGAAGCGCATCCTCTCAGAGCCAGAGTACACGCTCGAAGGCGTCCGCATCAAAGCCGAGGCAATAGCTCTCGCTGGCAGCCTGGACCGCTTCCAGGTGGTGATGACGATCGAGGGCGAGGATTGGGGCGTCAAGCTCGCCCGCTGCGTCCTGCGCCACGTCGGCGCCTAA